CCTTCGCCGCCCGTTCTTCTTCTGCACTTAGCTCGCTGGCTTCAACCATTGTCAGCATCTCGTCAGCAAAGCCTAGTAGTTTGATTAGTTGACTTTCTGGCAACTTAATCTTGATCATTTTGCGTGTCGTCATGCACGTAACCCCCTCGTTTCTCAATACGGTCCAGTAGACTGTTCAAGTACCAAATAGCCTTACGGTAGTCTTCTGGGCCATTCTTAAAGGGGGCACGGGTAACGTATTCCCAAGCTGTCATCCAGTCGAATGCGTCTTCGTAGGGTAGCACTATACCATCACGCATTAACTTCTGCAGTAATGCTTCACGGACATCCTTGACTTCTAACTTGTCATTCAAGATGTAATGCTTCGGTGAGTTAACCATGTCTGGTCTCAGGTCAGGAAAGTCGGTAGCGTGTAATTCAGCTACCTGCTCAAAGAATGAATTCCAAGTCTTTTGTGCCATTATGCTTCCCCCTCTGTGTCCATGCGCAATAGCCTTAACTGTTCGTCTGATAATCCGGAGTAGAACTCCAGATCTGCAGGGTCTACTATAAAATCAAAGGGCTTGTTACCCTTGATGATAGATTCCATACCTCTATGCAGAATAGCGTCCATGTCTTCTCTGACCATATGCGTAATCCCTGCCATGAAGACTGCCAACATATCATCGTAGTCAATCTCCTCTTCCCCGTTGAAGTCCTTCTCAATGTTCATGTTGGTTGGGTAGAGGCCACAAGCAAAGTTAGTCACACCATCTTCGTCTACACTAACACGGAAGAATGCTTCACCCGGCTCCAAGTCTACACTTACTGTTTTACTCATTGAACCAGTCCTCTGGTATTTGTTTGTCCGCATACAGGAAGCCATGCTTATCGCACCACATACCGTACGTTGTCTTTGATCCTTTGCGTATCTTAGCCTTAGAACTAGAGAACACAAACCGTATGTCTTGGTTTGTTTGCTCCTGTATCCACAGATGCTTCTTGCGGTCTTCTAAGGTGAACCGGCCTTTTGTCTCAACCACAATACCATTAGGCAGGACAAAATCAGGAGTATACGTTCTATCAGTAGCGGGTTGTGTAAAGCTAATTCGTGAAGATGGATCTTCATACTTGACACGTAGTCCCCGCTTTTTGATTTGATCTGCGACAGTTTTCTCAAGACCTGATTTGTATCCATATTTCCTAGCCGCCCTACTGAACGTCATTGTACACCGTGTAGTATCTCCAAGGCTTATTCTTAGCCTGTGATGCCTCTACTCGTTTGTACTGCAGGGTAGTCCAGCACTTGAACTTGTAGTCGCAATAGATACAGTTCTTTGCGATGTACTTGTTGCCGGTGACCTTACCACGGAATGTTTCTTCAATTTCATCAAAGCACCTAGCAAACGGTTTGTCCGTAGCAATGTAGTCAATGGTATCCTTGATGACTTCAGTGTACTCGTCTGCTACAGAGTTATCTGCTTCAATGAACTTCCATTCGCCTGTAGACTTATTGATTACAATCCATCCGCCAAACGGCATTCCATTAGCTTTAGCGTAACCAAAGCCTTGGGCGACATACCCAAAAGAGTCGTCATCCTTGACAGCGTTGAAGTCTTTGAATTTGTGCTCAAAGGCAAACGGAGATGAGGATTTAATATCCCACACCTTACCGTCGATAACGACATCATACTCACCTTGAATGGTGGCATCGTCGTCAAGCTGAAGCTCTACCTTACCGTGGTAGGACTGGACTGGTATACCCGCACCCCGCATTAAAAGCAAGGCCAATACCTCAATAACATCCCCTAACAGCATCTTCATGATGAAGTCGTAAGAAGGTTTACTGCCCTCTTCAGGATGATTCTTCTGCCACCATAACTGACAGCGAGGCCGTCCTGCGTTGGACATACGTACCGTAAATTCACGCCCGTTATCACGGGTGAACTGCTTAACTAGGGCATTACGAAAGTCTTCACACGCTTGATCTATCCACTTGTCATCGACAGGGGGAGCTTCCCCCGCCGACAACTTAGATAGATATTCACGTATCCGAACCTCGTATTCATGAGGCATTTCGGACATTATGATGCCTCGTCGATTTCTAAATAGTCTTCGACTTCAGAAACGATCTTCTCGTCACGCACGTCTGCTTGCTTGCCATACAATGCACTGTTGTGCTTCGCAATGACTTGCTTGTTCTCAGCGTTAACTGTGTCTAGTACATTGGACATAAACTGTAGATCATCCGTTGAGATGTCTGTGATGTTAGAGAAGTCAGGCTCAAAGCCTACAGTGAAATAAGTAACAGACCCGTTCTTGTGGCGGGTTGTCTTAATCGCACTGGTGACTTGCTGGAACTTGAGCTTCTGATTGCGTGAAGGCTCAATCACATCCTGAGAGAACGACATGAATGACATACCCTTCAGGCGGAACAGACAAGGGACTTCAACTACCTCAGTAGCTTCTCCAGATGCAGTCTTGCCATCTTCCATTGTTACCTTACCAAACAGGTAGCGGAAGCAAGAGATGCTCTTGTACTTTGCCTTGACCTCGTCATCCATATCACGCAGGTCTTTAGACGCAGGTTTACCACAACGTACGCCACCAGTCTCGTCAATCGCTTCATCACCTGCACGGTGAATGATTGTCTTATTGACAACAGCATTGTCAGCGGCATCGTAGTCCATGTACTGCATGTAATCACCGAACACACGGATCTTTACAGACGTACCGTATACGTTACCTGACGGGAGTGCCAAGACGATAGAACCCTTCTTCAAGGTGTTACCCTCGTCGTCCTCATCCTGATAGTTGACCTTTAACAACGGCAGACGATTGCCTGTTGCTTCTTGAGGTTCACCTGCCCCCATCGCAGCCAATAGTTGCTCTGGGGTCATACCATTATAAAGTGCTACTTCACTCATAAATAACTTTTCCATTTAGCCAATTTGAACCACTCTTTATTTCAATGGCGAGTGGTATTACCATATCGTAATTAAACCTCTTTTTGACTTCCATTGCAACCCCTTCCATACCTTCTGCAAGAATATCTTTCATGATCTCCTGCTCTCCAGGATACACGTCAATGACGATGGAGTCATGTACAGTCAATACACACAACGATTTAACCTGTCGATTTTTCATCATTTCGTGTACACGTATACAAGCCAACGGAACAATGTCCGCAGTTGCAAAAGATTGTACGGGGTAGTTTACAATCTGTGTGGCGTACGAAATCCTACCGCCCTGCTTGCGTTCAACGTTAGGCCAGTAGAACTGTCGTCCAGAAGGTAGTGTTACTATACCATTTCTTAGGACTCCTCTTTTGAGTCTGTCGTGCCACTCTGCGAGTCCTTCGTAGATGTTGAAGTACTCTTTGAAGTATTGTTGAACATGTGGAGCCTCCTGCGCTCCCTGACCGCCATAGAGCGGCGCAAACGTATACGCCTTCGCCTGTTGCCTCTCATCCTTAGTAATCTCCTCAGAAGATTTCTGGTTAATGATAGAAGCAGTCTGCTTGTGTACATCCTTACCCGTCATGATGTCATTGTATATCTGACCATCTTTAGACAGTTCACCGGCTACACGAAACTCTAGACCGCTGAAGTCAGCCTCCATAATCTCACCACCGTCAAAGCGTGATACGACACACTTACGAATAGGGAATGTCCCACTGCGGGGTTGATTCTGGAAGTTAGGATCAGAAGAAGACAAGCGTCCAGTAGCAGTAATGCATTGGTTGAAAGTCGTATGCAGTACACCATCACTGCGTGTATTACGCCTCATACCGCCACAGAACGAGTTCAGGTATACGTTTAGGGCGTTGAGCCTACGCATCCCTTGTAGGAACTCAATCGCCTCCTGTGAGCCTTTACGTTGCGCCTGAGCCAGTAAAAACTGCAGGGTGTTCTTTTCTGTCTTGAAGCCGTTAGCAGATATATCCTGCACAGAGGAAGGTGTCAGCTTGAAACCTGCTACCTTATCTGTCGGTTTATAGACAGCCCCAACACCGTTGCATGTAACACACTTGCTACGATTCTTGTACGGCTTGCCGTCCTTTTTGATCTTCTGGACAGTACCCACCCCTTTACACTCAGAACATTGTACGCCTCTGGTGCGGTGGAGGATTGTTGAGTTGTTCTTTACTGCAAGCGCAAACTCTTTAGGCGACATACGTGGACGTGGCAAGGATTTGCCGTTAGCGGCAATGCCTACGTTAAATAGTTCACGCCACTTATTCTTGTCCAGTACACGCCGAGAGTAGACTACTTCAGATAACTGTGCCGGTGAGTTCAGGTTGACGGGAGTGTCACCCATAACTGTGCTAACGATCTGCTGTAGCCGTGTCTCTAATTTGTTACGCTCTTCAGTGAATTCCTTCTCTACATCGTCCAGTGAATCAAGATCAATGCAAATTCCGTTCCGTTCCATTTCCAACAGGACAAACATCATCTCGTTCATCATGTCCCTGACTTTGCGTAAACCTGTGAAGTGAGGTTGCCGGTAGTCATGCATCTGAGATTCGTATACTTCCAGACAGGATATTACGTCACCCCGTCCGTACGTCTCTACAATCTCTGGGTCCATCTGTTCGTATCCGATCCCTTTCTTGAATGTCTCTTCCATCAGGTCAGAACGCTTGAGTGTAACCTTCCTGCGCTTGGCGGTCTCTTCTAACGACAATGGCATCTTCTGCCCACGGGCTAGTACGTACTCGCCAATCATTGTGCAGTAGACAGCGCACTCAATATTGAATCCTGTTTCCTGCAGCCAAAGGATATCAAACTTAGCATTGTGAGCTACGATTACATCTGCTAACTCAATCATCTGCTGTAGCTTGAAGTGGGCTTCCTTTGGGTTGCACTCGACTTTGTTGTGATTAAAGAAGAAGTACTCACCTGTTTCATCGTGTAAGAACTGAGCACCCACAGACACTAGATGGTTGTTAGGATTGAAGGGGCTACCATCCAAACCACGTTCAGCCTTCTGTACTGTCGTCTCAATGTCTATTCCTAGTACATACATATCGGACCTATCAATCAACGTAGCGAGATAGCTTTGGTTGTATTTCGCAAATAATGGTGCCATGCCATCCCGTGATCTTGTTCTTTCCTACTGTAAGGTGACGAGTGTAGTCTGGCTCATCATCTACCCCTGACTGATCATGCTTACCGATACCGATAATAATATCTGCCTCAGCGAACTTACCTGTCTTACTGCCTTCCATTTCGGATGGGTTAAGCCGTGTCTTCCCCTCTGCGTCTGCAGATGCCTGACTGATTGCAATGAATGCAAGGTCATGGCGTTTAGCAATCTCACGGGCTTGTGTGTATATCTCACGTAGCTTCTCATCTGTACGACTGAAGTTACCATGCACTTGTACTTTATCTAACTGATCTACAACCAGTACGTCTGGCTTATGGTTTTCACAGTAGGCATCAATCTGTTCAATGGTGACACCCTGTGCGTCATACATGTTGACGTTGTCATAGATCGTACGCCATTCGTTGGCGACGAACTTAGGGTCTTCGTAGATCTCTTCCTTAGTAATGCCGGTGAATGCGGACATGGCCCGTAGCATCGTCCGTGTTGCCTTCTCTTCGTTCACAAAGGTGTGGACACTGGCTCCTTGCTCTGCGAATCCGTCTGGCCCGTAGCAGAAGGACACGTGGCTTGCAGTCTTTCCTGTTTCTGGTCTTGCGAATATAATACATAGTTCTCCACCGGCAACCCCTGGAAGCTTGTCCCGCAGTGCTCGTACGTTAAACGTCCAGCGGGTATCCTCTTCGTTTTCCCTGAGTAGTTCAAAGACATCCTTAGTACAAGGTTTGACTTCTATGTTAGGCATGAAGTCGTCTTGTGTCTTTTCTATAAGTCGCTTGAGAGGTACTAGGTCTTGTACTTCACCATTGACTATCTGTGATCCGAGGTGAGCAATATCCCTACCGATCTCAGTCCGCCATGATTGTTGGAGTACTTCTTCAGCAACGTCAAGCGATAGCGGTGGCCTATCCGCCAACTCACGTAATAGTATACGTACGTTTTCTTTCTTTGAACGGCTCTCCGTGGGGTTATCCACGTCGTACAGCGCAGCCACATCTTGGACAGTAATGTCTCCATCTTCTGACTTCTCATGTGCTCGTATAATACTTTTGTAGACTGGCAGGTAATCCGTGTCCTCAAACATGGAAGCACGGATACGATGCCTGTTGTTAGTAAAGAACTCCTTACTTAGGAGGAGTTGTATTAGTTCCGGTTTCATTCTTCTCTCCCTTATTAAAAATACGATCATAGTTCTCAGCGAACTTCTTCTCGTCTACGGGACGCTTCCAATCGCCCTTCCCGTACGCAGGGCTATTCTTCTTTCTAGGCATTAGCTTAATCCTTCTTCATCATCCCACCATGGGAACCCTTCAAAGTCGAATGGTAGATGGTCAGGTATGAACTGGTCAATCAACATGTCAGTCGCTTCAATGCGTCTGCTGATCTCAAATGCATCCTGCTCAAGATCATTAAATACAAAGATGTTACAAGTCACCCCGTTCTTGACGTTAATGTAATCGTTGATGAATCTCTGACGCATGTCAAATAGCTTCTCTAAAAAGACAGCATCTGCCACTTCGTACAGTGCATCTTGCACGTACTCGTTTTCACTCAAGGTGTCGATCAATTCATTTAGTTTCATCTGTATTCTCCTGTTCATTTAAGTTTACACTGTTCATTTAAGTCTACACAAACACCACTTTTATGCACATTAAATGTTAACTTATTCCACTTTTCCGCACATAAGGTTTGCGACATGTTAAGTTTGCATAGTATTTGTATGCACTTGCGGTGTACATTCAAACCATTCGTTGATGTCATCCTTCATTGACTGGCATGTACTTGGGTCTTCCAGTGCGGCAGACAACCACGCACCAATACTGAGGTCTGCGTCACGCTTACGATTCTCCGCAACATCTGCGTTGCTTTCATCCTCAAAGTCGTACGGGATCACATACCCTGATGCACGTAGGAAGTTCTTGAACTCACATACTGCCTCATCCCATGATAGATCATCACCCAATGTCATGGTCACAATTTCTACAACAGGGGGATCAAATAACTCAGCAACGTCACTATCTGGTGTCCAAGGTCTGTACTCAAACTTAATCATGTCTCTCACTCCTAATTAATAATATCCCATTGCTCTACCGAATCCGAACAGGCTAATGCA